CATTGGGGTGATATGTACATGGGTGAACAGATTACTTGTACGGGTAGACAATACTTGCGTCAGATGATTGGTTTCTTTATGAAACGTGGATATAATCCATTGGTAATGGATACGGATGGTGTAAACTTTTCGTCACCATCTAATATTAATGACCGTAAATATATTGGTCGTGGTTTAAATTGGAAGGTGGTTGAAGGTAAAGAATACGTTGGCGCGGCTGCGGATATTGCGGAATACAATGACATATTCATGAGAGGTGAGATGGCTTTGGATAATGATGGTGTTTGGCCGGCCTGTATTAACTTGGCTCGTAAGAATTACGCTTTGATGACTGATAAAGGTAAAATTAAATTGGTTGGTAACACTATTAAATCAAAGAAATTACCAGGTTATATTGAAGAGTTTTTGGATAAAGGAATTAAGATGTTACTCCAAGGTAAGGGTAGAGATTTTATTGAATATTATTATGAATACTTACAAAAAATTTATGATATGAAAGTTCCTTTGGCTAAAATTGCCCAAAGAGCAAGAATTAAACATTCTTTGAGTGATTATAAATTTCGTTGTACTCAAAAGACAAAGGCGGGTTCGTTAATGTCACGTCAAGCACATATGGAACTTGCAATTCATCATAACTTAAATGTTAACTTGGGTGATGTGATTACTTATGTAAATAACGGGTTAAGAGCATCTCACGGTGATGTAGTTAAGAAGGCCGATAGTTTGGTTTTGAATTGTTATTTGTTGGACCCTGCGGAGTTAGAAGCAAATCCTGATTTAACAGGAAATTACAATGTCGCCAGAGCAATTGCAACTTTTAACAAACGTATTGACCCATTGTTGGTTGTATTCAAAGATGAAGTCCGTGATGCTTTAATTGTGACTGAACCCGAAAAACGTGGAATATTTACAACGGCACAATGTGAATTAATCAATGGACATCCATTAGGTGAAGGTGACCAAGATGATTTGAATGATGTATTAACAATTTCTGAACAAGAAATGTCTTATTGGAAAAAACGTGGATTGGAACCTTTTTATATTTACGAAAAGGCGGAAGAAGGTTGGGAAAATCAAATTACGGGTTTACCAAATCTTCAAACCGTCTGAAGATAAGATATACCAACTTTTATTAATAAAAACAAATTCAACACAAGCACCTTTTTCTAAAGAAATTTCATCCCACTCATCATCAACTGAACCGATATCGGGTATAATTAAAACATTTGTCATGGATTTGATTTTTACCCTGTCGGTGGTTGTGGAATCTAACTTTAATTTACAATTTGGTATACCCGTAATAATAATGGCGTATTCACCATTTGTTTTATATTCAGGTTCTGATACAACACAATAGTCCGAAGTTCTTACTCGGTAACCATTGATAATTTTTTCACAAGGAATTGATTTTATTATAGACATATTAAACTACTGTAATTGGTATAGGCATTGCTCTAAATTTTAACTGTTTGTTTAAATTTTCTGCAATAAACGCTTCTTTTTCCATTTGTTTTTCAGGACGAAGACGTTCCAACCTTTCTTTAAGTTCAGTAACTAACATAGTTTTCTCATCTTTGGACTCAGTTGATAAAGACTGGTAGTCCATAGTAAGTTCACTATCGGGTGTTTTTAAGTTACCGCTGAACTTACCTCTAACTCTTGCTAAAGTTTCTTTACAATAGGCTGTAAACCATCTTCTTACCCATTGTCGTGCAGGGTCATTTAAGTCCTGCCAATTTAAAGCATCTAATGGGATATCGGAAGGTAATTTCACGATATCAGGATTATCTTTTAAACATTGGTCACGGTCACCATCGGTAGTATCATAATACCAATACCAAACTTGACCTCTCATTAACTCGTTGTTTCCAAAGTCAAATTTACCACCAGGTGTGTTATATAACATGATGGCTCTTTTACCATTTGGTAATGCGGTTACACGATAACTAACATCAGGTTGAATTATTCTTCTTTTAATGTTTATATCTTGCAAACGTGCAATTGCGTCATATGATGAAGACATAAAGTATCCGCCACCACCAGGTTGTGCAAATCCACCTGCACCTCCAATACCAGGTCCACCAAATCCTCCGAATGACCAAGGGTCAAAAAGAAGGTTGTTTTCCTCTGCTGGTGAATACCAAAGTAGTTCATTAATTTCACGACCTGCGGGAATTTCATATATTTGAACATTTGATTCTAACTTAAAAAAGTCTTTTTTCAAAACCCAAGGACCTGAGTTTTGTAAACCAACAATTTTAGAATATGCGTAAGTGTATTGAGTTTCCCAATCTAATGTTCTTCTAACTAAAGCATTTGCGACAGATTGTGTAGCCAAATCCATACCATACAAACTTGTCCATTGGGTTTCAATTAACCAATCATAGACATATTGTGTATAATCACCAATGGATAATTCCAACAAGGAATCCATTTGTTCCATATCCAATTCAACAGCTCTCAATGGAGCACCCAATTGATTTAGGATACGATTATAGAGTCTGGTTCTTTCTGGTTCTGCAATAACTGCCATAGTTTTTTCTTAATAAATATCTAGCAATTATAATTGATACAATTTTGAATCAACTGGAAAATAATAAACCCCTTGATGTATCTTTGAATTTTTGTTATCAAAAATAACAATTGGTCCAAGATTTTTCATAAATATCATCCAATCTGTTTGATATTTTTTTACATTTGCGGTTCCATCAACTTTATATTTGTCATCAATACGAGTAATATGACTAAAAGGTTTGATTTGTCCGGTATATTCTTTACCATCCACGGTTATTTTTATATCAATACCTTTTATCATATCTTCTTGTGAACCTAATTCACCAATTTTGATAACATTTTCTTCACCAAATTCTTTTTTTAATCTTTCATGTACAGCATCTTCGGTTTCACCACCTTTTTTAGATGATAAACCCATAACACTCATAATAGTTTCAAGTGTTTGTGATTCCGCCTTAAACACTCTGAACTTAACATGGTTTAAAACTTTAATCATGTAAACCATTTCCTTAACTTGTTCCTCAGGTGTTTTATCTTTAAAATCAATTAATGGTTGGTTTGACTTTGCCAAGAATTTATTTAAATCTTTTTTCAATACACAAAAGGCACTGTAGTTTGTGTTTAAATAATTAATAATGGACCTACCTGAATCTTCTAAATTGTATATTCCCGACATTGAACCTTTTTCATATTCATCTTTATTATAATATCTGTCAGAAAAAACTTCTTTTAAGATTTGCATGATTGCGTTTTTATATAAACCTAATGCCTCACGATTTTGATTAAATAATTGTTTGGACTCCATTCTATCTGAAGATGAACATGGTTCACTTTTCGCCCCTTCGGTTAAGAATTCTTTTACACTTTCACTTTCTTTAAGTGATTTGTCAAGTTGTTGTTTCAATGCGTCTTCAACATAGTCCCAATTCACAACTTTCCAAAAGTTTTTGATGTATTCTTCTTTTCTGTTTCTGTATCTTAGGTAATATGCGTGTTCCCACAAGTCTAATCCTAACAATGGGTAACCACCTTGTTCAACAACATCCATTAATGGGTTGTCTTGATTAGGTGTTGTCATAATTTTTAAGGTACCACGTTTGGTTAACACTAACCAACACCATCCTGAACCAAATCTGTCTTTTGCTTGTCCGTCAAATTTTTTCTTAAATGCCGCTAATGAACCAAAGTTTTGATTAAGTTTTTTTAATATTAAACCTTTTGGTGTCGTTGGTTTTGGCGATAACATTTTCCAAAACAATTGATGGTTAAATGCTCCACCCGCTTGGTTTCTGACAAATTTGTTAAACCTTTCAATGGTTTTAACAATTTCTTCCAAAGATAAATCACCGTAATCTTTTTCACTTAAAGCGGTGTTCAACTTATCTACATAACCTTTGTAATGTTTGTTGTAATGTACGTTCATTGTCTCGGGGTCAATGAACTGTTTAAGTGCGGAATAAGAATAAGGTAATTTTTCTACACTAATTTTTTTGGCTTCTTCAACAACTTTTCTATGTTTTACTTCTTGTTGTCGTTTTTGTTCTTTTTTTTCTAATTGTTCTTCCAAAACTTCAATTCTGTTTTTGAGATTTTTCATAAGTTCGGCTTTTGTTTTTATTAACTATAAATAAGCCGAACTTTCATTATCTTCGCATTTCATTTATTAAATTCATAATTTCTTCAACTGAGTCCGTTGAATTTGCGTTGTCACCCATGATTGTTTCAAAGATATTTTTCTTTTTCTTGAGTATATCATAGATAATCCCTTCAACTGTGTTGTCAAAAATAGGATAATAAACTAACACGTTATTTTTTTGTCCGTAACGGTAACTACGGTCTTCGGCTTGAGAGTGGTCTGATGGTAAAAATGATAGGTCATTCATCACAACAGCTTCAGCGGCAGTCAATGTGATACCAACACCAGCGGCTTTAATGTTTCCTACGAATATTTTAACATCTTCTTCGTTCTGAAAACGGTCAACGGACGACTGTCTTTCTTTTTGGGACATTTGTCCGTCTAATCTAACAGCATTTTTACCAAAATGTTGCAAAATTAACTCCAAACTTTTTGTAAAGTTGGTGAACACAATAACCTTCTTACCTTGTTCAATAATATTTTCACAAAGTTCAATGGTTGCCTTAGTTTTTTCTTCAGCAATTACCTGACGAACCTTTGTTAACTTGGTAAATTGAAGTGTTAATGAATCTGATTCACCACTTTTATCGTACCAATCGTAATACTCACCCATAAGTTCTTCATATTCATTTGATTTCAACCTCAAATAAACAGGTGTAATAATCTTTTCGGGTAAATCTAATACATTTTCCTTCAATCTACGTAAAACAAGTGGTGATGTCCTATCTCTTAACTCTTCCAAGTTGGATGCTCCACTTACATTCCATATCTTACGTCTACCCGCTTGAAATTGAAAACCATTACAATACCTTTTTACATATGCCATCCAATTCTGAGCTACAGGTGAGTCAATTAAACTCAATAAATTGAAGTAATTAATTGGTCTTGATGTAATTGGGGTACCAGTTAACAACCAAACACGTTCAACTTTCTTTCCAATGTCATTAATTAACTTTGTTCTTTGGGCTTGAGAGTTCTGAACGTAGTGTGCTTCATCTATAATCACCAAATCAAACTTTGATTTAACAATAATTGATTCGGTTTTCTTTTTATCATCATGGAAATTTTTAATAATATCATAATTGATGATGACAAAGTCGGCTTCGTCCCATTTTTTACCTTCAATGATACTTGTCGTTCTATCTGAATAGTTCTCAATCTCTCTTTGCCAGTTAATCTTTAAAGAAGCAGGACAAATAATTAACATTTTCTTCGCTCCCGTTTCCAAAGCGGCAATGATTGTTGAAGTTGTTTTACCCAAACCCATATCATCGGCCAAAATAAATTTTTTATTCTCAACCAATTTTTGGATTGCTTCTTTTTGGTGCTCAAGTGGTGGACGGTGTGAATACTTATCGTAATCAATCACAACATTCTCAACTTTATTGTTTTTAATCAAAGCAACTTTGGGTAACCAAAAGTCGTGGAGTTCCTGACTATCAAAAAATTTCCCCCAAATATGATAAGAGGTGTCTTTTTCAATTAAAAGTTTTTCAACATAAACTTGTGTTGCAATTTTAGTGAATAATTTTTCATCAGAAATTTTTTTAGAAAAATACTCATCCAACTCAACCCATTTTTTTGCAACCTTTGGAGTTGTATTAATGTAGTTTACAATATATTCTGCTTGAGCTCTTGTTGGATAAAACTTTTTATTATCTATTTGTTTTTTTCTTAAACGCATGATGTAGTTGTTGGCCCCTGAATAGGTTTCCAACAAATCAAGTGCCTTTCTTTCTAATACAGAGACATTATATGTGTTTTCAGTATTTTCCAATCTAATAAAAGATAATCAATTTATGTATATTTATCAAGTATGGCACAACCTCTCGTTCCAATAACAAGATTAGGTAAATTCTTTGGTGGTGAAGATTATACTTTAGACATTTCTATGGGTAGAGAATGGTTAGATGGTGATATGAATTTTACCATTGTAATCTATCGTGTAGATAGAACAAAAACCGTAAATGATGATGTGTATGGAGAGGTATTACCACAAGGTATTCAGTTCTTACCACCTATTTCAGTAAAGGCATATGTTCAAATTTTACAACCCGATGAAAAATTCTTAGGTAATTCAAAAATTTTACAAAATGAACCTGGTAATTTGAAGTTTGCAATTTACGACCAAGATTTAATGGATTTACAACTTGACATTAATTTGGGTGATTATATTGGGTATTGGATTACCGAGTCACAAGTTAGATATTTCTCTGTCGTAAACGCAGGTACCCCTAACTTTGATAATAAACACACTTATGGTGGTTACAAACCATTTTATGTTTCATTTATTGCAACACCTGTAAGTGAAAACGAATTTAACGGAATATAATGAAACTTATTATAACCGAATCACAATTTGACAATTTATTTTTGGGTAAGAAAGTAATGGTATATTACAACTTACACAAACAGACATTTTCCGTAACATATGACAGTAAAGTTGTTATACATGCAGATTATGTTAAATTAGGCGATGTTGAGTTTAGGGTTAGAAAAGGTGGTAAAGAAAGAGTTCGTTTAGAAAAATCAAAAAATGTTCACGCATTTGTAATTGGTAACTTATTAGATTACTGTGAATACCCTTGTGATAACATTCCAAATCCACCGTCAGACATGATTGTGACTTATAACCCATATAAAGACAATTCGTTTGTTTATAAAAATAGTGAAGAGCCTGTTTATCGTGCAAAAGAAGTTGATATGATAAATTCAAAAAATAAACTATTTGTAGTTAAAGAGTAATGGCATATCCTAAAAAAATTATACCAACAATAAATCTTAAACCTGAGAAAATTCTTCTTCAAAGAAGAGAAGAGTTACTTAGTTATATAACCGAAGACGGAACTTATTTACCAAAACAATTATTACACTCTGAATTAGATAGGGGGTTTTTGGACTTTGTTAAAGAAGACTTGAAAACGGTAGTTGCGGGGAAAATTATTCCAATGGTTGACATTATTATAACAACTCAGAACTGGTCGCAGTTTACTGAAACTTGGGATTTTAATGATTTAAATGGAAATCCAAATCCGCCGTTTATTACGGTTGTCCGTCAACCTGAAGTAAAATATGGAAGTAATCCCGCATTACTTTGGAATATTCCTAATAGAAAAGAGTTTTATTATGCCGCAGTTCCAACTTGGAATGGAAACATTAAAGGTATGGATATCTATAAGATTCCACAACCTGTCCCTGTTGATATTACATATAATGTAAAAATTATTTGTAACAGAATGAGAGAGTTAAACGAGTTTAACAAAATTGTAATTCAGACTTTTGCTTCTCGTCAAGCCTATAGAAAAATTGAAGGTCACTATATACCGATTGTTATGGGTAATATTTCTGATGAATCTGTTGTTGAGGTTGAAAAAAGAAGATTTTATATTCAAAATTATGAATTTACAATGTTAGGTTTTTTATTAGACCCTGATGAGTTTGAGGTTGCTCCTGCAGTTTCAAGAGTTTTTAATTCTTTTGAAGTTGTGACTGGTAATAGTAATCGTAAAAAGAAAAAATATCCTGAAAATCCCGCAACTTTTGAATATGTTTTGGAATTTAGTTCTTTAGAAACATCAAGGGATATTATTGCCGATTACACAGGTAATTTTACTTTAACAAGTAACGTTAACATTGAAGATGTTGATGGGTATGAGGTTTATATAAAACCTTTTGGTTCAAACGACTTTGATTTTTATGGAACTGATGTTGACAAAATACAAGTTAATACAAATGATACTTTAAGATTTGTTATTACAAAAATAACTTCAGGTAATGTGGCATCTTTAACTTACCAAGTAATATTAGAACCACCTGCGGTTCCATATATTTAATCCTCACCATATATATCTTTTTTTTCGGAACATTTTTCTTTAATTAAGTTTTCAAGAAACTTATACATTTTGATTCCTCGTTTATTACAATATGTTTTTAATATTTGGTGCGACTCAATTGATATCTTAAGATTTTTAATTTTCTTTTCCATAGGTAGAATAAAGGCAGAAAATAATCTGCCCATTTTATAAATAGATGATAGAAAGTAAAGTTTTTCTAAAAAAACTGAATATTTATGTTATAAATAAATCATGAAGAATATTAAATAAAATGGCAGTAGCAAATAAAGTTTTCGTTTCTCCAGGTGTATACACATCTGAGTATGACTTAAGTTTTGTAGCTCAAAGTGTTGGTGTAACTACTTTGGGTGTTGTGGGTGAAACTCAAACGGGTCCAGCGTTTGAACCAATTTTCATAACAAACTACAGTGACTTTGAATCGTATTTCGGTGGTACAATCCCTGAAAAATTTGTCAATACACAAATCCCAAAGTACGAATTAGCGTACATTGCTAAATCTTATCTACAACAATCTAACCAATTGTTTGTGACCAGAGTTTTGGGTCTATCGGGTTACGATGCCGGTCCATCTTGGTCAATCACAACTATCGCAAACGTTGACGGTACAACTGTTGGTTTAAATGGAAGCTCAACAGCAATTTCTGTCAATTTTACAGGAACCACAGGTTCAACAACCATGACTTTCTTGGGTTCATTTCCGGCACAAATTCAAAATGAATTGGATGTCCCATTTACTCAGTTTGATGGTAGTACAAGTACATTAAGAACACAAATTAATTCTCAATTGTATGGTATATTACTAAATAATAGTTTTTCAGGAACTTCAGCTTACTATTATGGTACCATTCCAACTGCAGCATATAATACATTATCACCAACTTATACCGCAGAAACAAACGTTTATCAAGTTTCAGGTTTAAGTGAAAATGTTGCTGACTATACAGCGTCTGTTGATGATACTTGGTATTATGCAAACTTTAACATTTCTTCAGGTGATAACTACACAGGTTATTCTTGGTATGGTATTGTAACATCATTAACCGGTACTTCAGGAAATTATTCGGGAACAGTAACAGGTAATTTATATAATTACACAGGTACCGCTTTCTCACAATACAATAATTTAGTTGCAGCAACACTTCGTTCAAGAGGTATTGCAACATACGTAAATGATAATGGACCTGTCTATACAGTGTCAGGTTTAACAGATGTTATAATTAATTCTTCAGGAACATATTCAGGAATTACACAAAATCCTTTTGCTGAGTTCGCAATATCAGGACAAACAGCGTCAGGAAATGATTTCTCATTCATGACTTCATTGAGTACCTCAAATACTGATTATATTTCTAAAGTATTTGGTCAAACTAACTTTGGTAAAATAAGAACTGAGGTTCCTTTATTTGTTGAAGAAACATTCCCAAATTTATTAAATTATGCTTATAACAAAGGTTACATTAGAGGTATCAATACTACTTTTATTGCTTTACCTGGTGTAAGATATAGTGACACAACTGATACAATCGCAGATTATTTAGTTAAATATCAATCAGCTGAATCACCATGGGTTGTTTCTCAATTACGTGGTAATTTGGTTCAAAGATTATTTAAAATAATTTCAGTTTGTGACGGCGATTCTGCTAACTTACAAATTAAAATATCTATCATAAATATTTCATACACAAATGGTTCGTTTGATTTGGTTGTTCGTGATTTCTACGACACGGATTCAAACCCTGTTGTGATTGAAAAATACACAAATTGTACTTTAGACCCAGCTAACAATAGTTATGTCGCGGTTAAGGTTGGTACTAGCAATGGTGAATACGCTTTGAATTCAAAATACATAATGTTGGAAATGAATGAAGACGCAAGTCCTGATTCATTACCTTGTGGTTTTGAAGGATTTGAAATTAGAGAATATGCAAGTGCTACACCTCCATTCCCAATATATAAAACATCATATAACTATCCAGGTGAAGTTATCTATAACCCACCATTTGGTAACACTGCGGGTCAAGATAATACTGTTA